AGGCCCCGTTCAGCCTCCGCGGCCCCGGCGGCATCGTCGGCGTCCTCGAGGACTGGCGCGCCGCCATGCAGGCCGACCGCGGATGGGGCCAGCCCGTCATCGAGCACGACATCGGCCGGCGCATCGCCGTCGCCGCCCGCGCCCTCTCCATCAACCTCGAATGGATCGCGTCCAGCTGGCCGATGGCCGGCGACATGGCCGCCGAGATCCGCGGCCTCGAGCGCGACGTCCGCTCGATCGTCGCGCCCACCGACCCGGCCGAGCGTCCCGTCCGCATGGGCCTGTGCCCCACGGTCCTGGACGCCGAGGACACCCGGTGCGGCGCCGTCCTGACGCGGCGTCCTGGCGAGGGCACGGTCACCTGCCGGTGGTGCGGCACGTCGTGGCCCCCCTCCCGCGCGCTCGCCCTCGCCCGCGCACAGCAGGACGCCGCCAACGCGCTTCAGAGGCTGGCGAGTTGAGGAACAAGAGCACCACGAGTACGACGGAGCCCCCGACCTACGTCGGGGGCTCCGTCGTGTCTGGCCTGCGCAACAGCTACGCGTCGCCGTCATCCTTCTTGGGGCGCTTGGTGCCGCGCATCCCCTTCGCGATCTGCTGTGCCCGCGTGTAGTGCACGCCGAGAACCTCGCCGATCTGTGCCCACGTCATCCCAGCATCCTTCATCCGCTGGACCCGCTCCTGGCGCAGCTCCCGCAGGCGCGCGTGGTGATCCGGCCAGGTGTCGAGCACCTGCGTCACAGCCCTCGCGCACGCCTCGTCGTCCTGCATCTGCTCCAGACGCTCGATGGCCTCCAAGAGTCGACGCACCTCCTCGACCTGCTCGCTCACTGGCGCTCCCTCCGTGCCGTGGAGCGCGACAAGGACGACTCTAGACCCTAGGGTCTTGCACGGGCTAGACCCTAGGGTCTAACGTGCTGAGTCGTGGGATCGCCGCACCCCGGAATCCCTCAACGCAAAAACCCCGGCCCGGAGTTGCAGCTCCACATGGGCCGGGGCGGACCCACCCGCAACCACGACGAAGGAGCAGGTCCGTGACACACGGTACCGATCAGTCCGCTGGCGATGAAGCCACCCGCGTCGCCGCCCTCCAGCAGCAGGCCGCTGCCGACTACGCACAGGCGCAGAACCCCGTGCAGCAGGCCGCCGCCCGCGACCAGCTCGCCGAGGCCCGCGCCCACGGCAACGAGCAGGCCGGCACCAACTGACCCCCGACCGGCCGGGCCTGCGACCACCCCCGAGCGGGCCCGGCCTCTCTTCCTGGAGTAGCACCAGTGATCGTTGACCAGCTCACCGAGTGGGCGGTCGCCAACCCGCGGCCGGCCATAGTCGCCGCCGTCGTGGGGCTCATCCTCGGCGCCGTCGCGCTGCGCCGCGTCGCCCGCGCCCTCCGTGGCACGCGCCGCCCGCCCGCCGCGGTCCTCGTCGCCGCGGCCGGCGCCCTCGTCTGCACCGCCTACAGCGGCGACACCAGCTGGCGGTTCGCCAAGAACTGGCTCGACATGGCCGACGCCACCGAGCGCGCCGCCATGTTCGCCGCCGCCGAACTCGCCCTCCTCGCCTGCGGCATCATGGCCCGCGCCCATAAGGCCGCGACCACCACCGACGAGCAGGCAGGCACCGGCGGCGTGCCCGGCCTCCTCATGTGGCTCATCACCGCCGTACTCGTCATCCCCTGTTACGCCGAGTCCGGGCTCGTCGGCGGCACCGTCCGCGCCGTCATCGGCCCCGTCATGGCCGGCATGCTGTGGCACCTCGCCATGGGCCTGGAGATCCGCGTCGCCCGCCCGGCCGCCCTGTCGTCCGGTCTCCTGCCGATGATCGGCCGCGAGCTGCGCGAGCGGCTGCTCTCCCGGCTCGGGCTCGCCGCGCGGAACCGTACCGCGGAGCAGATCACCCGCGACCGCGCCACCGCGCGCGCCGTGCGCCTCGCCTCACGACCCAAGCGTCGCGCGTGGGCCCGCCGTCGCCTCGCTGCGGCCGTGGCCCGCTCCGGCGCCGGCACCGACGGAGCGCAGCGCCACCGGCTGCTCCTCGAACTCGCCGCGCGCCGTACCTCGGACGAACTCGCGACCGTACCTCTCGTGTCCCCGTGGGCGAGTACGCCCGTACTCGACGAGCCGCACCCGGCCACGCCACTCGGTGTGGCCGGCGCCGAACTCCGGCGCCTCGACCCGATGGACGCAGTCCTCCGCGTACTCGCCGCGCACCCCACCAAGGCGCCCGCCGAGATCGCCGCGCTGTGTACCCAGCACGGCGTACCCGTGTCCGAGACGCAGGTACGCATGGCTGCCCGCATCACGGCCCCACCTGCGCAGGTACACCCGGCGCCCGTACTTCCCGAGACAGAGGCCGTGCCATCGAAGGGGCTCGTCCTCGATCTCGCCCTGACCGATGCCATCCCGAACCCGATGGCCGCGCCCGTACCCGTACTCGCCGCGGACCGTACCCGCGACGAGGTACACGTCCGCGTACCCGACGGCGACGTACCCGCCGCACTCCTCGACCGCGCCACCAAGTTCGACGCCGAGTACAGGCGCACCCACCGCGGCCGCCCCGCCTCGATCCGCGCCCTCAAGAAGGCACTCCACATTGGCCAGCCGCGCGCCGAGCAGGTACGCGACGCCCTCGCCGAGAGGCCCACCCCATGACCAACACCCGCCCCGGGCCCGACGAGAAGAGGGTCCGCTTCCTCCTCCGCAGAGCAGGCGTAGGCCCCGACGCCGACGAGCAGGCGCTCCCGGCCACTCCGGCGCACCTGCCCGCAGGATTCGAGCCGCGCGCCCGTGACTGGCTCGACGACATCCTCGACAGCAACACCGACCAGCCCGCCCCGCGCCCCAAGAGGGCCCCGCGCCGCACCCCGGAGCCCGCGCCCGACACCGAGCCCCGCGAGCGCCGCAACTGGGCGTGGCTGTGGCAGTGGATCCGACCGTGGCACACCTTCACGGCCGGCGCTGTCAGCGTCCTACCCCTCTTCAACGGCTGGTCCCTGGCCACCGGTTGGGCTCGCGTCCTGCACGAGATGCGGGCCGACACCATCGGCGGCGCCTACACCACCGCGGCCGTCGCCCTCGCCGCCACGTACCTGCTCGACCTACGACGGAAGCGGTGGTTGCTCCGCCTCGCGCTGATCACCACCGCGATCGGGAGCCTCGGCGTCCTCGACTGGTTCGACCCGATCACCTTCGTCACAGGAGTCCACCGATGACCGGCACCGGCCTCACCTTCGCGGGCGTCGCGATCGTCCTCGTCGTCCTGTGGGCGAACCTGCGCCCCTGGTGGAAGGGTGACCGCGACCCCGCCAAGCTCAAGAGCTTCGGGCTCGGCTCCCTGCTCGGCGCCGTATCCACGATGTGCGCGGGCGGGATCCTCGGGTGGCTCGCCGGATGCTCCGCGCGCGCTGCGAACACCGGCGGCAGCAAGGGAGTTCAGGCCGCCACCGGCAAGACCTCCGAGGCCGCGATCACGCACGGGAGCCTCGGCCAGCTCACCCCCGAGGGCGCCGTGATCGTCTTCCTGATCACCTGCGCAACGATCTTCGCGTACCGGTCCGCAGGTAAGGACGAGCGCAAGCGCATGGTCGGCGGGATCTTCTGCGGCGTCTGCCTGTGCCTCACGGCCGGGGTCGCCTCGGCGCTGAACTGGCTGCCCGACCTGATCAACCAGGCTGGCGCTGTGCTCCGCGGCAGCGTCGAGGGGGCGGGCCTGCTGTGAAGCGCCTCCTCGTCCGAGCCGCCCGCGCGCACGCCGCCGACCGCCTCGCCCGCGGCAGCGCCGTCGTCTGGCAGCGCCGCACCACGCGCCTCACGGCCTGGATCCGCGCGGGTCGCCGCGACGACCTCACCGGGTGGAAGGCCGCCCTCGGCCCCCTCGCCCGGCTCCTCCTCGTCGGCCTGCTCGCCTACGTCACGTACGGCATCATCCGCGCGCTGCCCTGGCTCCTCGGACTCCTCGCCGCCCTGTGGTGCCGGGCCGCCTGGAAGGCCGGCCACACGCCCGAGCAACCGGTCGCCGAACCCTCCACGACGGCGACCCCTGGGGAGACGATGCGCGCCCTCCTGCTCACCCTCATGGGCAGCGACTCCGCGGTGCACCTATCCACCGTCCTCGACCACCTCCAGGAGCGCCCCGATACCGAGGCCCTCACGGCCTCCTGGCAGGTGTCCGATCTGCGCGCGCAGTTGGAGGCCCTGGGCATCCCCGTCCACCCCAAGGTGAAGGCCGGCGGGAAGGGCCCGACGAGGGGCGTCCGCCGCGTGGATCTGGCCCCTTCCCCGGTCGCCACCGAGGAGACGTCTACCGCACCGTCTACCGCCGCCTGACCTGCGTGTCTACCGGCTCATCTACCGCCATCTACCGGGCTATCTACCCGGTCATCTACCCCGGGGCGGCCGTCCGCCTGGCAGCTAGCCGGCCGCCCCGGTTCCCCATCCCGAACACGAGACAGGAGCCGACATCATGGCACTGAACAACAACATGCCGATCAGGGACCCGGAGCGCGCGGAGACCGACACCGAGAGCACCACCGAGTACCGGGCCTCGCGGGGCGGGTACTACCCCGTAGAGGAGAAGCCGGTTCCGGGTACACCGCAGCAGTAACGCCGCCACACTGGAACCTGCGCGCCGGGTAGCGCCCGGCAGTTGGCCCCGCCGCTCATCACGCGGCGGGGCCTCTCTGCCGCATCATGGGGGCCATGGAGTCACAGCTGTTGCGCCCCGGCTACCTCACCGCCCACCAGACCGCCACGGCCCTCGGCATCAGCCTCGACGGCGTCCGCCAGCTCGTCCGCCGCGGCCGCCTCACTCCCGCCCCCGGCTCGTCGCCACGGCAACGCTGGTTCTCCCTCTCCGACGTCCAGGCCTACGCCACACAGCGCGACACCCCCGCCGCCGCTTGACGTGCAGGTCAGGCCGGTGTCACGATCTCGGTGAACAGCTGTGCCCTGATACGGCACGACGAGGCCCCCGCTACGGTTCCCCCGGCGGGGGCCTCGTCGCGTCCCGCACCCTTCACCTGCACCGCTTCCCCACCGGCCGCACAGCCCGCATCATGGCCCCTCAGACACACACAGCCCTGGGGGGAACCATGGCCAGCTACCGAGAGATCCAGTCCGCCGTGAGAGCCGAGAAGGTCAAGCTCTGGCTCGGCTGGGCTGCAGGCATCGCCATTGCCGCGATCATCGCGAGCGCGACGCGCAACATCGCCGTCGTCTCCGTGGTCACACAGGTGCTGCTCGTCGTCGTCTTCCTGCTGCTCACCTTCACCGTGTTCAGGATGACCACCGCTCTCAACCGCAAGGTCGACCGGGCGCGCGCCGAGGTCCTCGGCGACGACTGACCGGAGGTGGCGCCCGTGGCCGGCAACCCCCGCAACGGGCGCCCGTACCGCCGCCTCGTCGAGTGGCTGAGAGCCCAGCACCTGCCGTGCTGGCTGTGCGGCCACAACATCGACTACGGCCTGCACGCCCGGCACCCGCTCAGCTTCACCCTGGACCACGAGCGGCCACTGTCACGCGGCGGCGACCTGCTCGACCCCGCCAACGCCCGTGCGGCGCACAGGCGGTGCAACAGCGCCAAGGGCAACCGCACGCCTGCATGCCAGCCACAGCGGGCATCACGAAGGTGGTGACGCGCCGTGCTGTTCGTCGTGACCGGCCCGCCGGCCGCGGGCAAGTCCTCGTGGATCGAGGCGCACGCCGGGCCCGAGGACATCGTCATCGACCTCGACCGCATCACTGTCGCCCTCACCGGGCCAGGCGCACCGCACTGGAACCACGGCGAGCTGCAGCAACGCGTCGCACAGCGTGCCCGCTACGCGGCCATCGACGAGGCGACACAGCACCTCGACCGGCTCGACGTCTACCTGATCCACACCATGCCGAGCCCCAAGGCCATGGCCAAGTACAAGCGACTCGAAGCGCGCGTGATCACCGTCGACCCTGGCGAGTCCACCGTGATGGCCCGCATCCAGGCCATGCGGTCACCGGCCATGCAGAGGGTGGCGACCCGGTGGTACCGGGCACGGCGTGGGGCACGGCAGTCAGGCATGCCGCAGGCCTCACGGTCGTGGTGACAGCACGTCGCGGCGGCCGAGCACGCAGCGTCAGCGCTCGATGAACGAAGATCGAAAAGCGAAATCGATCAAGGTTCGCGAGCCGATCGAGCCGCGCGACGGGGGAGAGTGGATCCAAAGTTCAGCGATTGACCGGGCGACCCAAACGCCCTTGTCGCCCGGCTGTACACACGGGGCCTGTACTCGCTAATCCGCTGGCCTCAACGCCAGCGATTTAGCGGGCGCCCATCACCCTCTGTTACGTGACGCTGTGTGACCGCTGGGGGTGATCATGAGTCCGAACGCTGAAGCGATCTCCAGCGAAATTGCTCTCCTCGGCGTCCACGCCATTGCCCCCGGCCTGGCCCAACTCGCCCTCACGCTCGCCGCGATCATGGACAAGGGCGGCAACGCAACGGCCCTCGCGAACACCGGCCGCGAGCTACGCACGGTGATGGAGACCCTGCGCAAGCTCGCTCCGCCCGATGTCGAGGACGACGACGTCGACCAGCTGCTGCAAGAGGGGGTGGAGCGCCGTGTCCGTGCTCGCCGAACCTGACGTGGTCGAGGGCGTGCAGACGCCGCGGCTGTCCACCGTGCCGTCCGAGTGGCTGTCGTCTGCCGGGCGTGAGGCGGTCGAGCTGGCCAAGCTGGCGGGCCTTGAGCTGTTCCCGTGGCAGCAGCGCGTCCTCGACATCGGGCTGCGCGAGCGTGCCGACGGGCAATGGGCAGCGTTCGAGGTCGCGGTGAACGTCGCGCGCCAGAACGGCAAGGGCGCGATCATCGAAGCGAGGGAGTTGGCCGGGCTGTTCCTGCTCGGCGAGCGCGTCATCCTCCACTCAGCGCACGAGTTCAAGACGGCCCGGGTGGGGTTCGAGCGGATCCGTTCCCTGATCCTCGGCACGCCGTCGCTGAGTAAGCGCGTCAAGCGGATCCTGAACAACACCACCGAGACCAGCATCGAGCTGGTCAACGGGCAGAAGCTGCACTTCCTTGCCCGCTCGGGAGCCACGGCCCGTGGCTTCACAGGGGACTGCATCATCCTCGACGAGGACATGATCCTCGGCGATGACGCCATGGGCGCCCTGATGCCGACACTGTCGGCCGTCCCCAACCCACAGATCTGGTACCTGGGTTCGGCAGGGATCGGCCCCCCGTCCGTGCAGCTGGGTCGCCTGCGGCGGCGCTGTGAGGCTGCTCTGGAGTCCGGTACGCCGGACCCGAGCCTCGCCTACTTCGAGTGGTCGGTGGATCCGCACAGGGACGAATGCGGCCCGGCGTGCACCGACCACGACGACCCCGACGACGTCTCTACCTGGGCCAAGGCGAACCCGTCGCTCGGCATCCTGATCACGCCGGAGTTCGTACGCAACGAGCGAGCATCCCTCGGTAACGGCGGCATCTTTGAGCGTGAACGGCTCGGCGTCGGCGACTACCCGTCGGACTCGGCGGACACGTGGCAGGTCATCGACGAGGACGCGTGGCGGGCTCTGGCGGCCGCCGACTCGACGCCCGGCGACGAGCTGGTGTTCTCCATCGACATGACGCCGGAGCGGTCGCATGCGGCCATCGCCGTGGCGGGCTCGTGGCGGGGCGGCACGCACGTCGAGGTCATCGACCACCGGCCCGGTACGGGCTGGATCCTTGAGCGGGCCGTGGAGCTGCACAAGCGGCACAAGCCGCGCTGCTGGGTCGTCGATGGCGGCGGCCCGGCGGGATCGCTCATCTCCGACCTGCAGGACCGCCTCGGCATCGAGGTCGTCCAGCCCAAGGCCCGCGAGATCGCGAGCGCGTGCGGCCAGTTCTACGACGCGGTCACGGAACAGAACCTGTCGCACCTGGACCAGGCGCCGCTCGCCGCGGCTCTCGCGGGCGCGCAGAAGCGCCCGTTGGGTGACGCGTGGGCGTGGGCCCGCCGGGTCGTGTCGGTGGACATCTCTCCGCTGGTGGCGGTGACGCTCGCCAAGTGGGGCCTCGGCGTCGAGGTCGAGGACGAGGGGGTGCCGAACCTGTGGTGAGAACTGTGCTGCTGACCGTGGTGGAAGTCGTGTGCGTCCTGGCCGTGCTCTATGGCGTCGCCGTCATCTACGTGCCTGCAGCGCTCATCCTGGGCGGCCTGGTGGGCGTCGTGGCTGTCGAGCAGAAGCTGGCCGCGCCCTCGGCCACGCACCGTAAGGAGCCTGGATCATGAGCGGTCTGTTCGGCCTGTTCGAGCGGCGCTCGTCTCTGGAGAATCCGGCGGTGCCGCTCACCTCCTCCACCCTGCTCGATTGGTTCGGCGGTGCGCGGTCCGAGGCCGGCGTGCAGGTGTCCGAGCCGACGTCGCTCCACATGCCGGCGGTGTGGCGGTCGGTCGCCGTCATCGCCGGGGTGTCCGCGGCGCTGCCGCTGCACAGCTACAAGGACGGGACGAAGGACCGTACCGAGTCGCCGCTGCTGAAGGACCCGCACCCGGAGCTGACGCCGCTTGAACTGTGGCGCCTGGCGTACGTGCACAAGGTGCTGTGGGGCAACGGGTACATCCAGAAGCTGCGGGCGCCATCGGGGCAGGTCAAGGAACTGTGGCCGGTGTCGCCGGACCGGGTCATGGTGGACCGGGAACGGCCGTCGAACGCGAACCCGTCCGGGAAGTTCTTTTACGCGACGGACGACTGGGGCGACGTCCACCGGCTCACGCCGCGTGAGCTGATGCATCTGCCCGGGATCGGCTACGACGGGCTGAAAGGTCTGTCGCCGGTCGCGCTGGCCCGGAACGGAATCGGGCTGGCGCAGGCCGCCGAGCTGGGCGCGGCCAAGCTGTTCGGCCGCGGCAACATGGTGTCCGGCGTGCTGCAGACCGAGCAGCGCCTGGAGGCCGAGCAGGCGCAGGCCCTGAAGGCGCGGTGGCAGGCCAAGGCCGGCGGCATCGAGAACGCCCACGAAGTAGCGGTGTTGGACAGCGGCGCCTCGTTCCATCCCGTGACGATGCCGTTCAAGGACGCGCAGTTCATGGAGTCCCGCGAGTTCCAAGTCTCCGAGATCAGCCGCATGTTCGGCGTCCCGTTGTTCCTGCTGTCCGAGACCGCCAAGTCCACGTCGTGGGGCACCGGCCTTGAGCAGCAGGCGCAGGGCTGGGTGACGTTCGACCTCGGCCCCACGTGGCTGGCGCCGACCGAGCAGCGCATCACCAAGGAGCTGCTGCCGCCCGGCGAGTACGCGCACTACCGGCTGCAGGGCCTGCTGCGCGGCGACAGCTCGTCGCGCGCGACGTTCTATCGGGCGATGCGTGACACGGGCGTCATGTCCGCCAACGACATCCGCTCCCTCGAGGAACTGCCCCCGATCGCGGGGCCCGAGGGCGACACCTACCTGCAGCCCACGTACATGGCGCCGCTCGGGTCCAACCCGTTGGCGCCCGACGATGCGCCGGCGCCGGTGCGCGCGGCCGCGCTCATGGCCGAGGCTCGCCGCCTGCTGGCCGAACACGCCGACAAGGAGGCGGACGATGCCCGCGACGATGACGAGCGCTGAGAGGCGCCACCTGGCGCTCGGCGAGGCCGGGGTGACGATCCGCGCCGACGGCGCCGAGCCCCGGTTCTCCGGGTACGCCTCGGTGTTCAACTCCCGGACCGCGATCGGCAACCCGCTGCGCTGGGGGTTCTACGAGGAGATCGCCGAGGGGGCGTTCACCAAGACGCTCGCCGAGTCCGACGCCCGCATGCTGATCGACCACGATTCGTACTACGTCGTGTCGCGCATGTCGGCCGGCACCCTGACGCTGTCCGAGGACGAGCGCGGCCTGGCCGTCGACTCCGCCCTGGACGGCGAGCTGTCGTACGTGCGTGACCTGCAGGCGAACCTTCGGAACGGCAACATCACCGGGATGAGCTTCGGGTTCTACGTCATCAAGGACGAGTGGAACACGGAGTCCATCGAGGTCGAGGGCGCCGACCCGGTCGACGTCGAGGTCCGCGTAATCCGCGAGGTACGCCTCGTCGAGGTCTCCGCCGTCACCTTCCCTGCCTACCCCGAGACCGAGGCCGAGCTGAAGGCCGTGGCCCGGGCGCTGGATCGGCGCGGCGACTACGCCGCCGTCGAGGCCGCCGCCCGGCACCGGCCCGAGCTGCTCGACCTCGTGCACATCGACCGCGAGCCGGGAGAGTCCACTCGCGACGAGCAGAAGCCCGCTGAGCCGGCGGTGTCCACTCAGCCCGCAGGTCTGCCGCTGTCGATGCGCATGAACGCGCTGGCCGCCCGCTACGGGCTGTCGCGCTAGCCACACCACCATCCATTCCCTGCAGCCCCCTGGCGTCCGCCGTGGGGCTGTCTGGCGTGCCGTGAAAGGACACCGCCACCATGAGCACTCTGCTCACCCGAGCGATCGAGAAGCGGGCCAACGTCTGGTCCCAGATGCAGGAGATCCAGGCGCGCGCCGAGGCGGAGGGCCGCGATGCGCTCACCGCCGAGGAGCGCGAGAAGTGGGACCGCGCCGAGGCCGAACTGACCGAGCTGTCGCAGGACATCGAGCGCATGGAGCGAGCGGCCCGCCTCGACACCGTGCAGCGCGACCAGGCCGTCATCGCCACCGGCGGCGGCGAGAGCGGCGAGGACCGCGGCGAGATCGACACCGACGCCGCATACCGCGACGCGTTCGGCCAGTTCGTGCGCCACGGCATGGGCGGGCTCTCGCAGGAGCAGCGCTCGCTGATGCTGTCGAACCAGGCCGAGGTGCGCGCCGGCGCGACGTCGCCGGGCAGCGCGGGCGGGTTCTTCATCCCGACCGACACCCTCAACAAGATCACTGAAGTGATGAAGGCGTACGGGGGCCTGCTCGGCGCCGCGAACCTCATCACCACCGGTAGCGGTAACCCGCTGAACTGGCCGACCAACGACGACACCGCGAACGTCGGCGCGATCCTCGCCGAGAACGCGCAGGTCACCGAGCAGGATTTCACGCTCGGTCAGAAGACGCTCGGCGCCTACACGTACACCTCCAAGCTGGTCAGGCTCAGCCTGCAGCTGGTGCAGGACGACGTGTTCAACGTCGAGTCGTGGCTGGTGCGCAAGCTCGGCGAGCGCATCGGCCGCGCGGTCGCCGCGCACCTCGCCACCGGCACCGGCACGAACCAGCCCGAGGGCCTGTTCACCAACGCCACGGCGGGCAAGACCGGTGCGACCGGGCAGACCACGGCGGTCACGTACGACGACCTCGTGGACCTGCAGCACTCCATCGACCCCGCGTACCGGGCGAGCGCGCAGTGGGCCATGTCCGACACCGCGCTCAAGACGGTCCGCAAGCTGAAGGACTCGCAGGGCCGCCCGCTGTGGGAGCCCTCCGTGCAGGCGGGCGTCCCGTCCTCGCTGATGGGCGCCGGTGTGCTCATCGACAACGGCATCCCGGCCCCGGCCGCGAACGCCAAGTCGATCGGCTACGGCGACATCGGCGCGGCCTACGTGGTCCGGCAGGTGGCCGGCGGGCAGATGATGCGCCTCGACGAGCGGTACGCCGACTACCTGCAGGTCGGTTTCCTCGGCTTCACGCGCCTGGACGCCAAGCCGGACGACTCTGCGGCCTTCCGCGTCTACGCCCACTCGGCGACCTGACCCTGCCCGCACCGTGGCCCCGGCGTCTGCCGGGGCCACCCTGCACCGAGAGGAGCGCGGACATGCCGCGTATCCGGATTCTGCAGTCCATCGCGGGTCCCGATTTCTCGTGGGCCGCGGGCGAAGTCGTCGACGTCGACGCGGCGGCCGCCAAGGCGTGGGCCGACGGAGAGCGCGCCGAGCTGGTCGACGACGGCAAGGACCAGGGCGGCGCGGAGAAGGCCGCGGCCCGTTCGCGTGGCGGCGGCCGTGCCAAGCGCGCCGAGACCCGCACCGAGCAGTAAGGGGGCGGGATGGCGCTCATCGACCTCGACGAGGCCAAGCAGCAGCTCAACATCACGGGCGACAGCAGCAACCTCGAGCTGCAGGCATACATCGAGGGGTTGACCGCGGTCATCGAGAACGTGGTGGGCGTCGTCGAGGAACGCGAGATCACCGAGACGATCGACGGCACGGGCAGCACACTGTGCCTGCTCAAGACGCCCGCCATTGCGCTCGTGTCCGTGTCCCCGCAGCTGGACTACGGCGACGACCTGCCCGTCTCGCAGCTGCACCTCGACGGCGCCACCGGCATCGTGCGCAAGCGCAACGGCCGGTGGTTCAACGGCGGGCCCTGGACGGTCACGTACACGGCCGGCCGCGGCGCCGTCCCGCCCACTATCAACCTCGCCGCCCGCATGCTGCTGCAGCACCTGTGGCGCACGCAGACCGCGAGCCGCGGGCCCGTGCTCGCCGGGGGCGACGACTACAGCGTCACCGAGGTCGTGCCCGGCCTCGGCTACGCGGTCCCGAACCGGGTCCGCGAGCTACTCGAACCGTTCAAGTTGCCTCCGGGGGTGGCGTAATGACGTCTCGACTTCCCGAGCTGATCGACGCGGTGACGGCCCGTGCCGGTGCCGTGTCCGGCCTGGCCGGGGTGATGGTGACCGACGGCCCGCAGGTCACCGACAGCGACGCCCGCGAGTGGCTGATCGTCGGGTTCGACGGCAACCCCGAGGGCGAGTTCGAGGCCGGGCAGACGTCGGGCGGTTGGGCGACGCTCGGCACCGACCGCGAGGAGCAGCTGCAGCTCGTCGTCGCCGTCATCGTGATGCGCGGCGACACCGACGTGCGGGCCGCGCGGCAGCGCGCGTACGAGATCGCGGCCCCTGTGGAGCAGCTGCTCGGCGCGGACCCGTCGCTCGGCATGCGCTCGGCCGAGGTCGCGATCGGCGGCACGCAGCTCGTGCAGGAACAGACCAGCAACGGCGTGCAAGTGCGGCTGCTGCTGCAGCTCGTGGGGCGCGCCTTCACGTAAGGAGACCGCCCATGGATCTGGTGCGGATGGCTTACCCCGAACTCCCGGACCAGGACATCTGGGTGCAGCCGATTCAGGTCAAGGCGTACAAGCGCATGGGCTGGGTGGTCGTCGGCGACGACGGCACCCCGGTCGTGGAAACGGCGGCCGCGGCACAGGGCCGCCCGCGCGACGAGGAAGAGGACTGACATGGCGACTCCGATTCAGGCGTCTACCCGCTACTACCGGCGCGGCGTCACCCGCGTGCTGTGGGTGCCGACGATCGCGAACAAGAACAGCCCGACGCGATCGGAGCTGAGCGCCGGTACCGCCCTCGAGGCGGAGACGGGCGCGATGGACGGGTGGCAGACCACGTCCGAGACCGTGGCCACGCCCGCGCTCGGCTCGCGGTTCACGCCGGTGGTCGGCGGCGAGATCACGGCCGACGACTCCAGCCTCACGTTCTGGGCGTCCAAGGACGGCGACGACGTGCGCACCCTGCTCGTGCGGGAAGCGTCCGGGTTCGTGGTGTGGATGGACGAGGGCGACGTGCCGACGCAGACCATGGACGTCTACCCGGTAACGGTCACCTCGCAGGCCAAGGTGCGTGAGCTGGACAACGCGGCACAGATCATGTGCCAGTTCGCCATCACGTCCGAGCCCGCCGAGAACGTCTCCATTCCGGCCGCGGTCTGAGCCGTGGCCAGCTCGGTACGGATCCTGGGCACGGGGCAACTCCTTGAGCTGTCCCGGCGGATGCGGGCGGCCGGCGGGCCGAGGCTGCAGCGCAACTTGTCGCGCAGGATCCGGCGGGCCGCCGAGCCGCTGCACAAGGACCTGCAGCAGGCGATCCGCAGCGTGCAGCTGCCGGGCTCGGGACGCAAGAAGCGCGGTGGCCCCTCGCCCACCACACGGCCGCTCCGGGCGACTCTCGCGGGCGGCGTGCGCATCAGCGTTCGCTCCGGGGCCAGTCCCGGCGCGCGGCTGTGGGTGGACAAGGGGCGCCTGCCGCGCGACCTGAAGAACATGCCGTGGGTCATCGACGAGGGCCGCGTGCGCCACCCGGTGTTCGGCAATCGCAAGCGGTGGTCGACGCAGTGGGCGCGGCCGACTGGCTGGTGGTCGCGCACCGTCCGGGAGGGCATGCCCCGCATGACCCGAGAGATTGAGCGGATCACGGACGACGTGCGCCGCGACCTTGAGTAGGAGCAGATTCCGTGATCGTTACGTACCGCCATGACGACGGCACCACTGAGCAGGTGTCCACCGACGAGCTGTCGGCGATCGAGTCGGCCGACATCGAGGAGGTCCTGAACGGGACTCCGTGGCGGCAGATCGAGGACCAGCTGCGCGCACAGGATCCCTCGTCGATGCGCGCGGTCCTGTGGGCGTTCCGCCGCCGTCAGCAGAAGGACCTCGCGTTCGCTGCGTTCGACGTGCCCGGGTGGCGGCGGCGCCTGTCCGTGCGCATCGAGCGTGCCGAGATCGACGAGGTCCTGGAGTCGCTCGTCACCGACGCGCTCGCCAACAACGAGGACGCGGCGGTCGACGCGATGCTGCCGCACCTGCGCAAGCTCGCGTACGCGCAGAGCGACGTCGACGCCGCGCTCGACGCGCTGGGAAAAGGCCACTTGGTAAAGGGCCTGGAGGACTCCGAGGTCTGATCCTCGAGTACCGGTGGCTGCTCGCGCACTACCTGCACATCCGCCCGTGGGAGATCGAGAACCTGTCGGCCGCTGACCTTGAGTCGGCGGTCGCCTGGATCAACCGCCACACCGCCACGCGCTGACGCGCGCCCTCGAGGGGAGGTGGCCGGTGGCTGAGCGTCTCTCCTTCACCCTCACCGGTCGTGACGAACTGTCCCGTGTCCTGAACGGTGCGGGCAGCTCAGCTGACCGGCTGCGTCTGCGGCTGGCGAACCTGTCCGTCGACGCGAACGGTAACCTGCGCAACCTGCAGGGCACGCTCGTCAGCACGGCGGACGCTCACCGCCGCCTGGACCGCACGGTGGCTGGCAGCCGCACCTCGTTCACGTCCGTCTCGGATGCGGCCGGGAAGCTCGGCGAGAAGCTCAAGGCGAACCTGATCTCGCTGGCGCCCGCGGCGATTCCGGCCTCGGCGGCGCTGGCCGGTGCCGCGGCGCAGGTGGCCACGCAGTTCGGCGCCGTGGCCGTGGCGGCGGCCGCGTACGGGCTCGCGCTCGGGCCGCAGGTCAAGGCGCTCGGTGAGGCCGTCCAGGCGCAGGACAAGTACAAGGAGGCCGTGCAGTCGTCGGGGAAGAACTCGGCGGAGGCGGTCAAGGCGCAGGTCGAGTACCAGCAGGCGCTCGCGGCGCTGCCCCCGGCGACCCGGGAGGCCGCCGTCGCGGTGGGCCTGCTGAAGGACAACTATCAGGACTGGTCCGACAGTCTCAGCGGCGACGTGATGGGCCCGTTCACCAAGGGCATCGCGGTCGCCAACGCGCTGCTGCCCAAGACGTCCGGGCTCGTCAAGGGTGCGTCGACGCAGTTCGACCGGCTCATCACCATGGTGGGCGGTGCGATCTCCACCCCGGGGTTCGACGGGCTGACCCGCAAGTTCACCGACTTTTCCGACCGGACGATGACCCGTTCGGTCAGCAAGCTCACCGAGTTCCTCGCCAAGGTCGACACGGGGCAGGTCGGCGGCGGGATCCAGCAGTTCCTCGACTACGCGCGCGCCAACGGGCCCGCCGTGTGGGACACCCTGCAGAACGTCGGCGACGCCCTGCTGAACGTGCTGCAGGCCGGGTCCGACGTCGGCGTCGGCATGCTCGACGTCATCAACGCGCTGTCCGGGATCGTGTCGGCGGTCCCGCCGGACGCCATCGCCGGGCTGCTGCAGCTGGCCATCGCCATCAAGGCCGTACGGCTCGCGGCGGTGGGCACCGATGCGGCGCGCGCGGCGATGCTGGCTCTTGGCCTGCAGGTGTCCGCGATGCGTACCGCGGCCGCCGCTGCACCGGGTCCGATCCGTGGCGTGACGGCGGCCATCGGTGGACTGTCCAAGGGCGCGAAGCTGGCGTTGGCCGGCACCGGCATCGGGCTGCTGCTGATCGCTCTTGGCTCGCTGGCGGACCGTGGGCAGAAGGCGGCGCCGGACGTCGACAAGCTGACGACCTCGCTGGGTGAACTGGCGCGTACGGGCAAGGTGTCGGGCGAGGCCGCCCGCGCGTTCGGCTCGGACTTGAGCGGGCTGGCCGACAGCCTGCGCACCTTGTCCAGGCCCAGCAACTTGGACAAGACGCAGCAGTTCCTCACTGGGCTGATCGGCATGGACTCGACGCCGGTGAAGAACGCGAAGGAAGCGCTCGACGGCGTCGACAAGGCGCTGGCCAACATGGTGACCGGGGGCAAGGCCGACCTCGCGGCGCAGGCCTTGGACAACGTCATCGCCAATCTGCGCAAGCAGGGCTTCACAGCGAAGGAAGTCCGCGCGCAGCTGGACGACTACAAGAGCGCGCTCGCCGGGCAGCGCCTGGAACAGGAACTCGCCGCTCAGTCGATGGGCCTGTTCGGTGCGCAGGCACAGAGGACGCAGGCCGCCCTCGCCGCGCAGAAGCAGTCCGCGGACGGGTTGAGGCAGAGCATTCAGGCGCTCAACGACGTGCAGCGCGCCGGGCTCGGCGGGATGATCGGGTTCGAGGCGGCCATCGACGCAGCGACCAAGGCAGGCCGCGAGAACGCCGGCGTCCTGTCGATGCAGGGCGGGAAGCTCTCCCTCAACACGGAGAAGCAGCGCAACGCCGCGCAGTCCCTGTCCGATCTGGCGTCCAAGACCGACGAGGCCGCGGCCGCCAACCGCGAGGCCACCGGCTCATGGTCGGGTGCGATCGGGATCTACGAGCGGGGCCGCGCGAAGCTGGTCGAGACGGCCATGCAGATGGGCCTCACGAAGCAGCAGGCGCAGGCCCTCGCCGCGCAGATCCTGAAGACGCCGAGCAAGACGGCCATGCTCAAGGGCGACATGCGCGACCTTCAGGACAAGATCAATAAGGCGAAGGGGGGCATCAAGTCCGTCCCGCCGTCCAAGCTCTCCAAGCTGCAGGGAAACCTCAGCGACCTGGAGCGGAAGGTTCGCGACGCGAAGGCCTCGCTCAAGTCGGTGCCGCCGTCGAAGCGTTCGGCGATGAAGGGCGATATCGCTCAGCTCGAGGGCGCGGTCCGTAGAGCCAAGGCGGCGCTCGCCAGCCTGAAGGATCGGACCGTCACCGTCACCACGGTGCAGCGGACCCGGTTCGTCACCATGGGCAAGAAGCCTCCCGGCCCGTATGCGTCGGGCTACAACTTCGGGAACGCGGGCGGCCTGCTCAAGCGCGCCTCCGGCGGGCCGATCCCCGGCTACCCCGACGGGGGCCGGGTGCGCGGGCCGGGCTCGGCGACGTCCGACTCGATCCTCATGTGGGGCTCCAACGGCGAGTACATGGTCAAGGCCGCGTCCGTCGCCAAGTACGGCCTCAAGTTCATGGAGGACCTCAACGCCGGGAAGGTGCCGATCCCGTCGGGTCGGGCGGCGGCACCGGGCCGGCCCGCTGCTGCGCCGTCCGCTCCGGTATCCACAGGCAGTGGACAGCAGGTCACGTACAACGTGTATCCGCGTAGCAGCGTGATCGATGCATCGGACCTGCGGCTGATCCAGCGGCAGGAAGAGGCGCGGCAGCGCGTGGGGAGGCCCCGGTAGATGCCCGTCATCGCAGCACCCCAGGTCATCGGCCCGGAGGAACCGGGCGGCGAGACTCCGCCGCCCATCGAGGTGCCCGAGGTCGGATACGCGACCATCACGTACATCGACCCCACCGGCACCCGATGGCCGATGACCGACCTGACGGCCGACTGGTACACCCTCGCCGAGGGCGTCAGCGGTCTGGGCGCTGCCCCCTACGTGCTCACCTCCGACCCGCACCCGCGGGGCGGGGCGCGGCTACGGCACGTCCAGCCACAGCCGCGGACGATCGTGTGGCCCCTGCTCGTCAAGGGCACCGACCACAACGTCTTCACCGACAACTGGCGGGCCCTCGCGCGGGCGTTCACCCGAACCCTGCGCGAAGGGCCCGGCACCCTCGAGGTGGCCCGCCCGTCGGGCAGCGTGCGCCGCATCCCGGTCCACTACCAAGAGGGCTGGGACGGCCGCGGGCAGACCGCCACCGGTATCACGTGGGACTCGGCGGTCCTCACCCTGTGGTGCGAGGACCCGTACTGGCTCGACATCGTGGCCGTGAGGGTGCACCGCGAGCACGGCACCGAGGAGCCAGAGGACTTCCTGGTGCCCTACCCGTCGGTGTCGTCCGGGCAGGTCCTCGGCGCCACCAGCGTCAGCAACCCGGGCGACGTCGACGTGTGGCCCACCTGGACGATCACCGGCCCGGCCACGTCGATCACCTTCACCCGGGAGGACACCGGCGCCAGCTTCACCCTGGACGCGACCGCGACGCCGCACGGCGGGCTGCTCGCGGGCCAGACCGTGACCGTCTCGACCGATCCGCCCCGGGTGCGCTTCCACGACGACACGAACGGCATCGGCGGGCTGAACTGGCCCGAGGCGCAGCTGTGGTCCCTGCCCCCGGGCACGACCCCGGTGACGTTCCAGCTCGCGGGCGCCGGCGCCGGATCGGCCGTGGACATGAGTTTCAACCCCCGCTACGAGACCGCGTGAAGGGGGTGCCGTGGCGATCCAACTCTTGGTCACCGACCGGAATCTGATCCCGTCCGGGGACCCGCTCGCGGGCTGGACCAAGCTGTCCTGCGACATCAACCACCTGCAACCCGCGTCGGGGTCGGTGACGCTTCCCGCGACGCCGGCCGTCGAGCAGCTGCTGCAGCCCGGCAACCGGCTGGTCGTCATCCGGGACGGGGAGATCTGGTGCGCGGGCCCGTTCGAGGAACCGCAGGATTTCTCTTGGGACCTGGCGAGCGACGCCGGGGACGGCACGGTCACCGCCACGTTCTCGGACGATCTCGCGCGCGTCGCCGGATACCTCACCTATCCGGAGCCGACCAAGGCGTTCTCGGCGCAGACCGCGACGAGCAACGTCAAGCGACAGCTCGACTCGGTGAACGCGGGCGCGGCGATCCGCACCCTCGTCAACGAGAACTGTGGGCCCGGCGCGCTGGCCGTGCGCAGGATCGAGCACCTCGCCCTCGGCGGGGCCACGTCGGTGGGCAGCACGATCTCGATCGGCACGCGGTTCGAGCCGCTGCTCGACGCGTGCCGGACGGCGGCTGCGACGGACGGGCTCGGCTTCCGTACGCGGCAGGTCGGTAATCAAATCCTGTTCGAGGTGTACCAACCGCAGGACCTCACGGCGACCGTGCGGTTCTCGCGCGGGCTCGGCAACCTGCGCAAGGTCGCCTTCACCATGGGCGCGCCGACCGGCACCTCGCAGCTGGTGCAGGGCGGCAACGACCCTGCCGAGCAGCCCGCAGAGGGCGAACCCGCCAACGAGCGCACGTACATCGAGGTCGTGTCGGGTCACGCCGCGGACTGGTACCGGGTCGAGAAGCTCATCGAGATGACGGGCACGCTCGCCCCGGCCGAGCTGACGCAGGCCGGGACGCGCGCGCTCGGCGAGGACAACCCGCAGGCCAGCCTCGAAACCCTCACGGTCGACACCGAGGACCTGAAGGCCGGCCGCGACTACTGGCTCGGCGACAAGGTCTCGGTCGTGTTGCCCACCGGCCTCGAGGTCGTCGACCTCGTGCAGACGATCCGGCTCGAGGCCACGCCCGACGAGGGCGAGCTGGTCACCTCCGTGATCGGGTCCTCGGACCGTTCCACCACCACAGCCACGGTGCGCTCGGTGCGCGACCTGGCCCGACGACTCGGACGACTGGAGGCGAGATAGTGGCGCAGAACTCATGGCCGTCGCCCGCGTACAACTCGCGCAACGTGACAGATGCGGAGTACGAGCGGCTGTCCGCCCGGTTCTCCGACGACGGGGTGTACGGCGTCCCCACTGAATCGGCCGTGGTCACCGCAGGCGGTGGTCTGTCGGTCAACATCCGCGCGGGCGTGTACGGCAGCGTGCGCGGCCACGGCTGGTACTCGGGCGGCACCACCGACAACCTGCCCGTCACCGCCAACACGAGCGGCTCCACCCGCGTGGATCGCGTCGTGCTGCGCCTGGATCGCTCGGCATGGACCGTGCGCGCCGTCGTCAAGGCGGGCACGCCCGGCGGCGGGGCGCCGGCGCTGACGCAGCAGACCGGCGACAGCGGCACGTACGAGATCCTGCTCGCCAACGTGACCGTGCTGAACGGCGCCTCGTCGGTGAGCGTGACCCGCGCGGAAACGTATGTGGGCGCACGGTGCCGTCCCTGCACGTCGACGACGAGGAACCCGGCCCCGATCCGCGGCGAGCAGGCCTACGAGACGGACACCGGCCGCCTGGTGCTGTGGACGGGCACCTCCTGGACTGTGCTCAACGAAAGCTCCGGGGTGATCTCGTGCGATTCCCCGCTGTCCGCGTGGGAGATCACGGTTGAGACCACGCTCGAATTCGTGAACGGCACGGTGTTCGTGCGCCTCGGGACGTGGGACCGCAAGGGGTCGACGCTCGGCAACACCACGGACGCCCGGTTGCCCGCCATGATCCCGTCGCGGTACCGGCACCCCACCCGGAACGTGTACGCCATCGCGTACATCACCGGCGCCGAGATCGGCCGCCTCACGATCTACCCCGCCAACCACGAGCGCGCGGGCCAAGTGTGGATCACCCAGAAACCGACCATCGCAGTCAAGGATTCCGTGCTGCCCGAGAGCGTGAGTTGGGTGATGAGCTGATGGCGCGACAGAGCTTCGGCGCCGGCCTGGCGGACTTTGTGGTGCGTCCCTCCGATGGCCTGTGGGGCGTCGCGGGCGGGGCCACCGTGACGTTCTGGGACAGCTCGGATGCGGGCACCCAGTACACCGACCTGCTCGACGCGACGAACACCCCGGTCACGCAGATCGTGGCCGACGAGTTCGGGCAACTGCCCAGCTTCTCGGGTCCCGACGGGATCACCGGTATGTGGGTGGATGCGGGCGGGGAATCCCGCGCCTGGATCCAGGCCCGCGGCGGCGGCGGAGGCGGCGGCGGGGGCGGCCCGTTCGCGTTCACCAAGCTGATCCGCGTGGTGGCCTCGGCGACGGCGCCGGCCGACGTGCGGAACGCGTCCTCGTACGTGTGCGACGGCACCGCCGACCAAGTGCAGATCATGCAGGCCATCACCGACGCGCAGAGCGACGGCGGCGGCATCGTCCTGCTGTCCGTCGGCGACTTCAACCTCACCGCCCCGGTGCAGATCTCAGGCACGGCCAACGAGGACAACCCGCTCACCGTCAGCCTGGTCGGGTGCGGCGAGCACGCCACCGTGCTGAAGCCCGCCATCAACACGCAGGCTGCGGTCGTCCTCACGAACTGGGCACAGTGCCACCTGTCCAACTTCGGCATCGAGATCATGGGCTCGACGTCGGGCATCGTCTCGACGTCCGTCACGACCACCGACACCCGCTCGTTCTGGGACTCCTCGTTCCGTGACCTGCGCGTGTACGGGTTCTTTGACGGGACGTACACCGGGTGGGCCATGGACCTGGACATGCCGTTCCGGTCCGTGTTCGACAACATCGAGGTCGAGGGCACCCGCAAGGGCATTCACCTCTACAACAACAGCCCTGTGCAGAACGCCGGGGACTGCACGTTCAGCCGCATGTTCATTGAGATCGTCGGCACCGGCGGCACCGCCATCCACGTGGAGAGCGTGGACGGCAACATGAACCAGAACAACTTCAACATGGTCGAGGCCGGGGCCAACGGTGCGGGCTGCACGGGCATCCTCATCGACGGCGCGGCCGGAGGCGCGAGCCAACGGTTCTGGGGCACGAACCTCGAGCAGTTCGCCACGCTGATCAACGTGGCCAACGGCGAGTCCAACGTGTTCGATCTGAACTACGTGACCTGCGATACCGGCGCCGTGGGCAACAAGGCATTCGTGTTCGGCGCCGAGTCGTTCAACAACGTGGTGCGGGCCGCATGGGTCAACGTGGGGTCCGGCGATGGGCTCGTGCTCATCGACGACCAGAACCAGGACGACAGCCTGCCCAACATTTTCGAGCGGATCCGCATCGAGAACAACGGCGGCAACGTCACGTGGACCAAGTACGACACGTCGATCCTCCGCGAGATCACCGCCCGCAACGACGGCGGCACGATCCAGGCCGGCCTCTTGCGTCTGCCGCAGTCCGAGCCCGACCCGGTCACCCTGACCAGTGCACGCACCACCACGGCGACGACGCTCGCCGACGTCACCGACATGGTGCAGTGGCTGTACCCCGGCACGTACCACGTCGAGATCGAGGGCATGGTCCGCACCTCGGCCACCACAGCGATCCCCAAGTTCGCGCTCGGCGGCACCGCCACATGGGGCACCAGCTCGGCCGTGAACCTTGAGGTCGGCACCTCGCCGACAGCGGTCTCCTTCACCCGCGCCTCGGCGGCCAACGCCGAGTCGGCGAACGCCTCGATCTCCGCCGCGACCACGGACGTCCTCGTGCGTGTCCGCGGCACCGTCGTCGTGACCGCGGCCGGAACGCTGCGCTTGCGGTGGCGAGCAGCTGCTGCAGGCACGCTCACCCTTCAGCCCGGCTCATACCTGCGGGTCCGCAAGGTCGCCTGAGCCGTTCAACCACCCCACCGCCCCGAGCCTGTTGGCCGGGGCTTTCGCATGTCAGGAGACTCATGCCTGATCAGCCAACCCCGTCCGTCGGGCGGATCGTTCACTACGTCAGCTACGGCACCCCGCGCGGCGAGTACACCTCACAGTGCCGGGCCGCGATCATCACGGCAGTGCCGGACGGCGCGCTACCGGATGTCACCGACGGGGAAGCGCAGGAGTGGGACAGCAGTGTCGAGGTCGTCGACCTGTGCGTGCTCAACCCCACGGGCGTCAACTTCAACCGGTGCGCGCATCTGGAGCCCGAGGACGCGTCGCACATCACGCACCTCGGCGGCACCTGGCACTGGCCGGAGCGTGTGTGATGGCCAAGAACGGTCCACAGAGATACCCCGGCGCCAGCACGGCGTACTGGTACGGCAGCCGCTACCCGGGCTCGGCGATGGAATCCAACGTCATCGTCTGGCACACCACAGAGGGCACGAGCCTGCCCGGCTACAGCGGCGGCACATCGGCGCCGAACTTCACCGCCAAGCCGGACTTCAAGGCCAAGCGCCTCGTCTGGTACCAGCACTTCGACTTCGACGTCTCCGCGCGCGCCCTCGTCAACAAGGCCGGCGGCGTCGAGACGAACACGCTCAACGTGTGCCAAGTCGAGATCGTCGGCACCTGCGACCCGAGCACCCACGCCAGGTGGGCGAAGGCCGGATACGCGCACCTCTACACCCCGGACCTGCCGGACTGGGCGATCCGCGACCTCGGCGCATTCGCGCGATGGGCCAACGTCAACCACGGCGTGCCGCTGTCCTCCGGCCTGACCTTCAAGGCGTACCCGTCCAGCTACGGCAACAGTTCGGTGCGCATGTCCGCCTCGCGCTGGAACGCGTTCAAGGGTCACTGCGGGCACCAGCACGTCCCCGAGAACGATCACGGTGACCCGGGCGCCCTCCCGATGGCCGCCATCCTCACCGCCGCCAAGGGCGGCGCCCCCTCGACCAGCGGAGAACTCGACATGGATGCCAAGCAGGTCAGCGCCGCTGTGTGGGACCGGGACGAAATCCCTGCCCCGCCGTCTGCCAGCACCTTCAAGACCAACCCGACCTGGAAGGCCTCGTCCTACTTCAAGGAGCTGTACGAGCGGCAGCTCGACGTCCTCGAACAGGTCGCCGCCCTCGCCAAGAAGGTCGACGAACTCGCGAAGAAGGTGGGTTGACGATGAAGGTCTCGCGCTATCTGAAGGCCGTCGCCGCAGCTGTTGCGGCCGGTGCCGCCTCGCTCGTCACCGCCCTCGACGACGGCGTGATCAGCGCGCAGGAGGGCGTCGTCGCACTGGTCGCGGTCCTCGCGGCGTGCGGTGTCACGTGGGCCGTGCCCAACAAGCCGAGCACAACACCGGAGTCGTGATGCTCGCGGCGGCGCGGCCGGCGCTCTCGCGTCGCCGCGCGTTCCTCGTCACCGTCGGCACCGGTTGGGCGCTGTACGGCGGGCTCGGCATCGTCGGCAACCCGAGATACGGCACCAGCCGCGGACTCGCCGACGTCACCCGTTACATCCCCATGGACACCCTCGGGTGGATGTGGGTCCTGTGCGGCGCGGCCGCCGTCGCCGCCGGGCTCGTCGTCAACTGCCCCCGCGTCCAGGCCGCGGGCTACACAGCGCTCGCCGTCCCGGCAGGCCTGTGGGCCGGGGCCTTCACCGTCGCGGCGGCCAGCACTTACCCGGCGGCGGTCGGATCCGCATGTGGCTGGGGGGCCTTCACCATCGGCGTCGTGCTCGTCTCCGGGATGGACGACCCGCTGCCGTGGCACCTGAGAAAGGACAGACGCTGATGGACGTGGGGGCACTGGTCGGGGGCGGCGTCGCGCTGGTCGTCGGCGTCCTGTCGTGGACACAGTCACGCGCGACGAACCGCCGCTCGGACTTCACCGCGATCACCGAGCGGCTCGACCGCGAGCTGGCCGACGAGCGCAAGCAACGCAAGCTCCTGACCAGCTACGTGGTGGACATCTGGCGATGGGCTCAGCGCGTCGGCCCGGACACCCCGGCCGGCCCCGCACCCGAACCACCGTCCGACCTCGACGTCACCCCCTGGCGCCACTGAACTGGGCCCCGCTCTCCTTCGGGAGGGCGGGGCCCTTTCGTCGTCTCCCGTTACGCCAGGGCCTGTATTGACGTGCGCCGTAGGCTTTCTGTACGGACAGCCTCTTGCGAGGGAGCGGCATGGACCACGACGAACTCAGCACCGGCGAACGCATCCAAGCCCTGCGAGTATCGCGCGGCCTCACCCGACCACAGCTTGCCCAACTATGCGGGCGCGGCCCGGTCTGGCTGAAGAAGATCGAAACCGGGGAGCGTGAACTCCGGTCGCACGCGCTGCTGCTGAAGCTCGCCGCCGCGCTGCAGGTCTCCGATCTGTCCGTCCTCACCGGCACCACAGGCGGTCCCGCTCAGCCCGTCCCCCTCGGCCGCCTTACGCACCCCGGCATGCCCGAGGTGTGGGCCGCCGTGATGAACCGGGCCCTCGCGCCCTCGTCGCGGCCGACCGCGCTCGAGGACCCCGCCCTGCTGCAGGGCCGTGCTGACCTGGCGTGGGCGCTGTGGCACAAGAGCGAGTACAACCGCAGTGAAGTGGGCGCCCTGCTGCCCGAGTTGATCCGCGACGGCGAGGCCACCGTGCGAGCGCTCGACGGCGACCAGCGGCGCGCCGCGCTCGTCGCGCTCTCCGACATCTACCGCCTCACCGGGCAGGCCACCGCGTACATCGCGCCGGCCGAACTGGCGTGGGTCGTCGCCGACCGCGCGCTCACCGCAGCACAGGACGCCGACCAGCCAGCGGCCATAGCGGCGGCCGCCTGGAACATGGGCAACATCCTCCGCGAGACCAGCTATCCGGAGGAAGCGCTGCGCGTTGTCACCGAGGCCGCCGACCTCATCCGCCCCCACCTCGACGGCGCACCCGAGGACTGGCGCGGCATCTATGGCGCGTTGCAGCTGCACGCCGCCGTCACGGAAGCACGCGAGGGCCACGAGGGCGATGCCTGGCGGTACTGGGACAAGGGCGACCAGGTTGCCAAGTCCTTGCCCGCCAACTACGTGCACAGCAGCACCGTGTTCGGTCGGGCCAACGTGGACTTCCACGCGGTCAGCGTGGCCACCGACCTGCAGAAGTCAGCGAAAGCGATCGGCCTGGCCGACGACATCGACCCCGACGTCATGCCGTCGCGCGAGCGCCGTGCCCGCCTGTGGGTCGAGGTGGCGCGCGGACACCTGCAGCGCGGCGACCGCACGGCAGCCCTGCACGTGATGAAGATGGCGCACGAGATCGGCGCCGAGACCGTGTCGTACACACCGTCGGCGCGGCAGGCCGTGGCCGAGCTGTGGCGGTCGGCACCGCGCGCGATGCGGAAGGAGGCGAGCACGCTCGCCGCGGCGGTGGGCGTGCCCACCGGCTGAGCAAGGGGTACAGCTTGGGACAGGGGTACATTCTGTACCCCTTCTCTGCTGTCCGGGCGCTTACGGTTCTGGCTCCGCCAAGCCGAGGGGGTACCCGTGAGCGCTTTACTGCACGCGTCAGTCCGTCGTCATGAGCAGCCCGCCGTCGACCCGGTGACCGGCGAGGTACGCATCCCGCTGTCGTTGTACGCGGTCGACGACCACCAGGGCGACATCGAGCTGGTGCTGTCCCGCAAGGACGCGCTGCCCGTCCTCGACGCACTGCTGCGGGCGACCGGGCCACGCCTGGAGGCAGTGTCGTGAACGCACCCCAACCGGCCACGCTGGCCGATACCCCGGCCGATCTCGCGTTCCGGGCCCTGCTCGACCACGTGGTGAAGTGCTCGCGTTGTGCGTACAACTGGCAGCAGTGCCCGACCCGGCGCGCGCTCGCGACGACTGTGCGCGAGGTGCGCAATGACCACGGATAGAGGCCGACTCTGTTGGCGATGCGACGAGCCGCTGAAGGCCGATGACGAGATCGAGACGGGCGACGTGTTCAGCAACTCGGGCGCGGGCGCCGTCGTCGAGCGACACCGCGTGTGCCCCGTGGTCCCGCGCCCTCGGCAAACCGCGCCCGTCGGGTGGGGCCCGCGTAGTTGACCATCGACCCCCGCCGCCGGCACATCACCACGGATCCCCGGCGGCGGGACGTGCGGCCGCTCTGCACCCGTGTGCGGGGCGGCCGCTTCACGCTCCCGTGCACCCAGACCCCGTGCGCGGGCGGGCGGCGGCACGACGGCGGTAGTGCCGCCGCCCACTTCACACGATGTCGCGCAGGTCGACGCCGAGCACGTGAGCGATCCGGATCAAGGTGTCCGCTGTCGGGGACTGCTGGCCCGCCTCGATCCGTACGACCGACGGCCGGTCGAGACCGGCCTCGAGGGCCACGGTCTCCTGCGTCATCCGTGCCGAGAGGCGCACCGCCCGGATCTGCTCGCCCATGGCCCGCCGACGGGCGAGCACCCAGTCGGGCGGCGGATAGGCAGAGGGCACCCGCCAACGTTCATCGGTTCATGATCGAAAGTCTGTAGGCGTAGGCCTACATTCGCGCTCAGGGGGAACACGTGCTCCCCGCTGCCAGCTTGGAGAGGCCGCGCAGTGGGCGAGGGGGACGGCGCCGTGCCTCAGGTGCCGCCAACTGCCCTCGACCGGTACCCCGTCCGGTCGGGGGCACCCTTATTTTCGGCATGATCATTAGCCACTCGTGCGAGCGGCGTGCGAGCTAACGATCTCCAAGGCCCCCGGAGACGCCGAAAGCCCAGATCGAATCTGCTCCGACCTGGGCTTTCCCCGTAGACCCTGTGGGACTCGAACCCACAACCAATGGATTAAAAGTCCACTGCTCTGCCAATTGAGCTAAGGGTCCACACGCCGACCTGAGCCGACGCACCCCTGAGCATAGCCCGACGAGACCGGGAGGCCGATCGGGTATCGGCTTCCCGGTCCCCGCGCGCCGGACGGAGCGTCAGCGCAGGAACCAGTGCCGAGCCGACACCGCCCACCACGTGCCCGCGAAACCGAGGACCACGAGGACCGCGATCGGGGCGTAGTTGAAGGTCTCCCAGGTGACCGGGGAGACCTGCGGCAGCATGAAGAGGATCGTGATGACGACGACCCAGGCCACCGCCACCACACCGATCACCGTCGACCAGCGGCCCAGGTGCCA